TCAACGACATTATCGACGCCTAATAATAGTTTTGGGAGACTATCAAATATATCTTTTAATTCAGAGTATACTTTACCAAGCTTGTATTCTTCGAGATTTTCAACTATAAATACTCGTTTTAGTGTAAAATTCTCAAACAGCTTATAAACGGAAATGACATCTAAAGGATTGAACTCTTTGGTTATCTTATCGATAGAAGTATTTCTTTCACTGCCTTCATATAGAAATGCAGCCATATCGGATGTGATGCCCGATATAGGAGACTTACTTCTTTTAGTTTTCTTCTTACTGTTCAGAGGCTTCGAAGGATTAAATCTTCCTTCTAACATGTGATGAGTAACAAGAACTAATTTGTCGACAAACGCTTTGATATCATTATATAGTTGATAATCTATATTCATATCCTTTATTTCAAGGAGATGATTATTTATTAGTACCATATATAGTGAGAACTTAGATGCTTTAATATCTTTATTTATTTTTATATTAAAGCCATCTAATAGATGGTTAAAAAGTTCGAACTTTGTGTTTGTAAATTTTTTAATTGTTTTTAGTGCTTCTTTCATTTGTTTTATATAATATTATGCGATTTCTATTGAAGACAGTCGCATCCTGTCTTATAAACATATGGAGTAGGTGCTAGTTCATAAATAGACTTAAATTTGTTTTCTCTTGTTTTCTTTTTTATTTTTAAATTTGTTATATTACCACTCAGCTTTTATACAGACTTGTGACTGTTTAAAATGTCTATGAGTACACGTAATCATAGCAGTTTAAGTAGCTTTAGTAATGCGACATAACCGATTCGTCGGTTATACGGTCACAAGTCCGTATAAACGCAGAGTGGTAAATATCATTTTAAAAATTTTGATACAAATAATAATAAAAGTATAGCCAATAACGGTAGTCGACGTAAAAATCAATATATCTATAGTAAGAGATATATACTACAGTTTATGATAGCCCGTCAAAACTACTATTAAGCGTCATGAGCTGCGAACCGACTACCAAGGTATAGCCAGTCCCCCATCACGTGCCTTACTGAACAATAAAGCGATCCAATATTAAGCGTACCTAAAACGTTAGTGTTAATATTTATTAACATAACAGGCATACATGCATTGATTAGCTCTGGGTCCGAGCAGATACGCGATGTACATTGTTTATTATTATTTAAGAGAGATATAAGTTTATTTATGAATTTGTAATGTGAGTAGAGAAACAAACACTAAATGAAGGTACTTCAAGTATTAAAAAAGAAACTAAGATTTTATTTTCTTTTTAAAATATTTAAGTACATCATCAATTAGGTTCTTCTCTCTTTTCTTAAGGAGAGGACTGCCTATTGAGTCAACTTCATAGCAGATTAATTTTGCATTTATTAATCTGTCATGTATTTGAGATGCTGGTTTGTATAAATCCTGAATAACTTTAGGATGAATACTTGATTCTTTAAATGGAAGCAGGTGTTTAAGTAATTCTTGTTGGGGGATGTTTAGAATTACTTCCGCGACTTTTCTAGACCGAAGTAGGTCTTCGATATTTCGCATTATGCAACTGGAGTCTAATGTACTGTAGAATGTTTCTCTATAATCAAATTCACCTCTATCATTATTAACTTTATTAATACGGTTATTATCTTTAATAACGATATTTTTTATTTTATTGAAGGTTTGTTCCGATATAGTATGTTGTACTCATATTGGGAGATCAGATATAAAACTTAGATTGTTAAGTAAGATCCCTTTACGGCTTCAAAGATAATATGATAATTTGGTGATATTTGGTATACTATATTTTTCGTCTAATTGCTTTACAATATCAAAAATGTATTTTGTGTTAATTGTTTCAGCTATGACTTTTAGCGGTGTTTCAAGGGAGCACTGTCCATTTGATCATGCGAATAAGCTACCAAAAGGATATTGAGTAATATTGACGCCCTTGATTATATAGTTTCTGGCAAATTCAACGCTATGTGGGTAGTTTTCTGAGATAAGTGTCTTATTTAGATTCACTTTTAAGCCGATCTTCGTCATGATATTAATATAATTATCAAAATCATTACGTGATCCCTTAATCAGTAGATCATCGCCCACTATTACATAATTATCAGTTGATATATTACATATCTTGTTAACTATATAATGGTGAGTCAAGGCCATACTTGTTCATGATGAAAACATACCCATACCTTGTCCTACACTGTATCTTATAGGCTGATTGTTGTTTATTCCTGAATTCTCTGTTGAGTATTCACGGTCTACAATTTTCAATCAGTTTTTAGATATAGAGTCTCCGTCTTTATTAAATCTATTAAATAAGCCTTTAATAATCTCGGATTGTAGTTCTCTAGGCATTCTATCAGTAGCTGCGGATAGATCTATGGAATAGTAGTTGTTAAACTTATCCTCTTTATCAAATAGCTTCAGGCCATCTTTGTGGTTAAAAGTTTTGTCTGACTTAATATTAGACAGGACCGAGAACATAAAGAAATGTATACCGGATAAGACACTTTGTGTTATTCAGTCTACGTTTGCAATAATTCTTGATTTACCTCCTGGAGCTGTGAAATGGAACAATCGAGAACAAATTTTATCTTTGCTGTCTTGCTCTGTATACTCAGTTAATACATCAAGAATGGAATTAAATTCATAGCTATTATCAAAGTGTAGGGATAAGTCCTTTATGGCCTTAAAGACAATCGTATCGTTTTTAATGGCCATAACATCATCTAGTAAGCATGCTCCAGATGCACCCGAGTTTGGAGACGATGCATTCCCAGAATAAATGGTGAGTCGCGAATGCCGTATGATATCATTAGCTAGATCCAAACTATTAACTCATTCTTTTATGCTATTAGCAGAGAATTCGTTTTCTTTAATAGTATCGAGATTTTCACCATTATATATGTCGCTAATCGTGTTATGCGCTGGCTTTGTTTTAACTTTAAACTGCCGATATATAATTATAGATGAAAATAGAAGATTTAATATCTTGGTTCGTAGCTCATTATCAACGACATTATCGACGCCTAATAATAGTTTTGGGAGACTATCAAATATATCTTTTAATTCAGAGTATACTTTACCAAGCTTGTATTCTTCGAGATTTTCAACTATAAATACTCGTTTTAGTGTAAAATTCTCAAACAGC